TCGGCGTTCCAAATGGAGGTGCTGCTGGAGGAGGAGCCGGAGCCGGTGGTTCTGGTTTTTATGGTGGTGGTGGTGCTGGTTATGGTCTTGCGATTCGGCAAGGTGGTGGTGGTGGCTCAGGCGTAGTGTACAACGTCACATCTGGGAGCACGAGCGCAGGCTCTGGTGCAACTCCCGGCAATTCGTCGGATGCTCAACGATACACCAAAGCAGGACAACCGGGAGATGTTTCAAATTATCCTGACCCTTACACACCTCAGTCTACTTATAACGGTGTATATATTGGATACATGGGCTGCATCGTAATTACTCCAAACGCCTAATGATCACCATCGTATCAGGAGTAAAAAGGTCTGGCACGTCGATGATGATGCAGATTTTGCAAGCTGGGGGCATCCCGCTCCTATACGACACGACCGTGACCTCCGATCACAACCCCGATGGGTTCTTCGAGTGGGCAGCGGGACGCGAGTACAACACGCATCCCGATTGGCCCCAAATCGTCGAAGGAAAAGCGGTAAAATTCTTTTTACGTCGTGCTCAGATGCTTTCACCAGACCTTGATTGTCGTGTTGTAATCATGGTCCGCGACCCATTGGAAATCGCCAAGTCGTCCAATTTGTTTCGGAGTCTTCCAATCGATCAAGATTTGGAAAACGAAACGATTAGGATGGCAGAAAAACTTGCAGCTATTCGCACTGCGTTCCCTGCGTTTCCTGTGCTGGAGATTCCTTACTCGGAGATCGTCCAAGCTCCCGACCTGTGGCTCCCTGTCATCGTAGACTTCCTCTCGTTGGACCCAGCAAATCTTTCCGCGATGCGTGCCGTCATCAAGCCAGAGCTGTACCGCAACAAAGCGTAATCACAGTATTAACGAATAGGATACCAAGTCTTGCCCTCCTCCCCGACCCAATTTACCATTCCCACGATCGCAACCGTAAGCGGTGCGACAGGCTCCTCCACGGGGGGTGGTGCCACCGGCGCGACCGGCCCTCAAGGTGCTCCCGGCAGCAACGGCAACAACGGCAACCCCGGGGCTCCGGGTGTGACGGGAGCCACGGGCTCGCAAGGCACTCCGGGCGGCGCGACTGGTCCCACTGGCATCAAGGGCGCGACGGGCGCGACGGGCGCGACTGGGGCGGGCGTTACGGGCGTTACGGGCGTCACAGGCGTTACGGGTGTCACGGGCGTTACGGGCGTTACGGGGGCAGGCGTCACGGGCGCGACGGGCGTCAAGGGCGCAACGGGCGCGACTGGCCCCGCTGGCGTCACGGGGGCAGGTGTCACGGGCGTCACGGGCGTCTCGGGCGCGACTGGCCCCGCAGGTGTCACGGGGGCTGGAGTGACGGGCGCTACGGGCGTTTCAGGCGCGACTGGCCCCGCTGGCGTCACGGGGGCTGGAGTGACCGGCGTTACGGGCGTCACAGGTGTCTCGGGTGCGACTGGCCCCGCTGGCGTCACGGGGGCAGGCGTCACGGGCGTTACGGGCGTTACGGGCGCGACTGGCCCCGCTGGAGTCTCGGGCGTCTCGGGCGTCAAGGGCGCGACGGGTGCAACTGGCCCCGCTGGCGTCACGGGTGCAACCGGCCCCGCTGGAGTCTCGGGGGCTGGAGTGACGGGCGCTACGGGCGTTACTGGCGTCACGGGCGTCACGGGTGCAACCGGCCCCGCTGGCGTCTCGGGCGTCTCGGGCGTCTCGGGCGTCAAGGGCGCGACGGGTGCAACTGGCCCCGCTGGCGTCACGGGTGCGACCGGCACCACCTTCACGGCAAAAACAACGCTGGGTCCGGCTCGTCGTCGGTATCCTGACGGGACCACCGGAGCCACGACGGAGGATGTGTTTTATCGGGATCTTTTTAACGTCAAGGATTACGGCGCTATCGGCAACGGCACGACGAACGATATCACATCCATTAACGCCGCCATCACTGCGTTACAAGCGTACTCATCCGGCAACACCCGAGGTACGCTCTACTTTCCCGATGGCACTTACAAGGTGGACTCTGCCATCGTCGTGGCGCTCAACGCGGACTTTGTTTGCACAATCAAGGGCAACGGGCGGTTCTCCTCACAGATCCTTCAAACGGGAACTGGACAAAACGGGATAACGGTCAATTTAACGACGACCAGTAGCTCGCCACGCTGCCGAGTTGAAATCTGCGATCTCGGGTTGATGACAGGAACCAACATAGCCGGAAAAGCCATTTACATCAACTACGACGGATCGGCGAGCAACGAGGATGTTAACGGGTCTATCGTCACGCGGGTTGAGATCAACACGGAAGCTTTCGGGGGGACCGGTGGAGGAGGTTGGACGGATGGGATCTACTATAAAAACCCGTGGAAGGCTCACATTTACGATGTCTCAGGATTTGGCGCGGCTCCAAGCGGTAAAGTCCCAATCAGCGGAGCGGGATCTGGAGCTTTCATAACGCTGGACGGGGGAACCAACGTCAACATAGCCAACGTCAATGCGTCTTTTTTCCAACGAGGAATCTCGATTAAAGGACCAGACGCCCAAGGGATTTTGGTCAACGGCGTTCATTTGGTGGCCGTTGGCGAGGGTATCCATCTCTATCCGGGGGGGTTCACCGGGGTTTTGAACTTCTCGGACGTTGAGATCGACCAAGGGAACGACACGAACGACTCTTACACTAACGTGGGAATATATTTGGACTTCACCGGTAACACCCCATCGACCGGCGGCGAGGTCATAATCAAGGGGTGTCAGTTTCAACAGTTCACTACGGCCAACTGCGTTGTCCTCTTGGTGAAAGGGCCATGCGAGAGAATTCTCGTCGCAAATTGCATCGCGTTTGGAATCGTGCGCTTTCTTCATTTCTTCACCGGAGTGATAAACTCGATTGTGTGCGACAGTTTTTACGGTGGGGGGAGCATTGTTTTGGATTCCGGCGCGAATAACAATCAAATCAACAACACGGGGGCATCCAGTGTGACGGATGGCGGCACGTCGAACGCGATCATATCAACCATCTGGTAACAAACTTCTGAATACACGCGAAATCATGTCTTTTGTTAAACGCTGGTTCAACCTAAACACTTTCTTACCATGAGCTGCGGATGCGGAAATAATTGCGGTGAGGGCGGCGGATGCAACCAATCCGCCAGCCTTTGCACCCCCCCGGTGCCGATCGTCACCATCGTCGCTGGCCCTGTGGGTCCGACTGGCGCGACCGGCCCTTCAGGTCCGGCGGGCTTTGGCGTGACCGGCCCTACCGGCGCGACCGGCTCGCAGGGCATCCCCGGACCGATTGGGTCGCAAGGCAGTCAGGGCGTAACCGGCGCGGCGGGATCGAACGGCACACCCGTGGCGTTCTTCATCGGCGCAGTCTGGAACCCCGACGTAGCAAGCGACGACCTGCAAGTGTTGCAAGGTAGCCGAGTGCTCGATTTTGGCACCGTCAATTTTACCAGCGGCGATTACCTTTTCAGCCTGAAGATGCAGATCGGGTGGAATGCAGGTGCGGTCGGTCCGAATGGACTCGACGGCTCGGTCACCCTCAACGACGGCAGCACGGTTCGACAGACCTTCAAGTGGGGTCGCACCAAGACTGGAGAATCAGGATACCAGTATGGCGTTGCCGAAGGATTTGATTTTTGGTTCGTCACCACCGTCACGAACGGGCAGAACATCCGTTTGGCCGCTTCCGATCAATTCTACCTGCTCGGAGCCCAACTCACCGCCTTCCCCGTCCCGTCCAACGTCATCGCTGGGCCGGGATTTATCTCCTAAACATCATGCACGACGAATTCCCTGTCTCCATCGACCTTGCAATCCACCCCATGGACGAGAGCGACTTTCCTGCTGTCCTCGGGAAGGTCCGCGAACGCACCGGCAAAGTAAAACCGGTTTACCCGAGCCTTTATATTTCAGGCGCGAAAAACTTGGAGAGTCTCCCCCGAGAGGGCTACGCTCTCATCCATTTTAAACGTCGCAGCATCACCATGGGCGAGCGAGACGGCGAGAGCAACTGCTCGGCGGACCTCGAAATCCACGAGATCAATTTGCCGGACAAAAGCTCTCAGGAAGACAGCGGTGATATGGCCGACGCCATGAAGTCCTTGGCCAAGGGGATGGGGATCGACACCGGCAGCGGTTCGGATCAGGAAGAAGCCTCTGAGACCGACTCGGAGGAAGCGGATGAGGGCGACGAAAACGACGAAGCCGAAACGGAGAAATAATCCATGCAGGTAACACTTGGCAGAGTCATCAACGCATCAAAGTCCAACGATATTTTGGGCATTTCTGACCGCGCCAAGATTATCGACTACCTTCAGCGGGCGATTGAGATCGCGGCCTATCGGGCCAACTGGGATCCTTACGTCGGCACTCTCGATATCTGCTCCAACAGCAGCGGATGCATCACGCTGCCTGATTTCGTGGAGACGGTGCTTGCGGCCAATGTCGGTGGGCGTCCGTCGTTGGGTCGTTCCAGTTGGTATGAATTCCACATCAACGGGCTTGGCTCCAACTCCGGTTGCGGCGGTGCTTGCGGCGTCTACTGGGACGACAAGATGTGGAGCCCGACCTTCCAAGACCTGAAGGATTGGAGCCTGCTTGCGGCCATCTGCGAAGACCCGATCGACGGCAACGGCTCGCTGGAACTGATCGTGCAGGGCGAGACGATGGATGCTAATTACAACCAGAAGATGGCCCTGACCATTCCGGTGAGCGGACCATCGTCACCGGGGGTGATCATTCCGATCCTGACCGGGTTCGCCTCGACTGACCCCAAGGTCACCTTTTTCAAGAAGATCACTCAGGTCACCAAGCCCGTGACTCGTGGGTACATCAAGCTGATCGGCTTTCGCCCCGAGCAGCTCAGTCAAGCGGTGACGCTCGGCTACTATGCACCCCACGAGACTAATCCGATTTACAAGCGGATGAAAGTCTCCTGCTCCTGCGAATGGGTTCGGATCAAGTATCGCCGCAAAACTCTCGACCTCGTCAATGACTACGACCTTGTACCGCTGGATTCGTATCAGGCTACGTTGGATTTGCTCAAAGCTATCCGATTGCGTGAGACCAACAATATCGACGTCGCGGAAAAGTACGAAATGAAGGCTCTTCAGCTCTTGAACGACATTCAAACCATCAAGGACGCCGCGACATGGTCGCCCTTGCAGGTTGATCCGTCCTTCGGCATCGGCACCATCGACTACCGCTAAGTTATGGCCGAAACCGTCACACCCGGCAGGATCATGATCGAGGGCGGACTCGACGGCGGACGCTTTGTCGGGTTTCCCGCCGGGGTGAACAGCTACGTCCACCCGCTGGCAGTCCCTCAAACCCAAATCCGGTGGATGGAGAACGGCGTCACGCAGGGCGCGTTCCTTCAAACCCGCCCCGGTTACAAGACCCAGCTCGTGTTTGACGTCTCGGTCGTGGGCAGCGTCGCCAATCTGTGGTGGCTCGCGGCGGGACAACCAATCATCCACCCCCAGATGATGGTTGATTTTGTGCCATCGAACGGTGCGCCTCAGAAAATTTTCGCCGTGAGCGGCTCGGTCTGGTCCTGCACCATAAATCCGAATGGTTCAGTCGCCGAGCCACAACAGATTACTGGTCTCCAGTTCAACCAGAATGCTGACCAGCTCACTGGGACGCTCTGCACGCAGACCAACACCATCGTGAACGGTTCGTATGTGAATAACATCGTTCCCCGGAACCTGTTGGTCATTCAGGACGGCATGAACCGGGCGGGGGTGTGGGATGGACTATCGGGGGTCCACATGAACCCGCAGAAGAAGATTACGCAGGACGCGACCGGGAACACTCTCTACGATACCGGTTACAACGAAACGAGGATTGGGCTTTGGTCGGCATGGAGCGGTGACCGGCTCTTCGTGTTCGATGGCAGACTCGGTTTCGCCTCGGACTTGGGCGACCCCCTGCACTTTACTGAGGAACTTAACTTCAGCAGCTTTCAGGTGATGGTCTTCCCCGAGGCCGTCACCGGTGCCATCGATCGCGGCACTTCCGGCAACAATCAGTCGGCGGTGGTCGTATGCACGCGCACCACGACATGGACCTTGTTCAGCGGGGTTCGTAATCGACTGCCGTCGGCCTACGGAGCCGGGTGGGCCAATACACCGGGGTGGATGACCAAGATTTTCAGCGGTGTCGGGTGCGTGGCGGGTAAGAGCATGATCGTGCATCGTGGGCTGCTCTACTGGCGCTCGATCGATGGGGTCGTCATGTTCGACTCGGTCAACACCGTGAACTCGACGCAGAACCTTCCGATCATCGACCGCGAGATGGCGTACTCCAAGCGCCTGATGTGTCCCCCCAATAATCCGGCGGGCGACCTGACTTGCGCGGGCAAGCACGGCAGCTACGTCCTGTGGAGCGTGCCGGTCGGTCCGGTCACGCACGGTCGTTGCTACTGTCGCCACACTCAGGTGCTCGACCGTCAGACCACCGATCAAGAGACGACCGGGTGGCAGGGCGTCTGGACGGGAATGCGACCGGTCGAGTGGAGCAACGCGCAGGTCTCTGCCCAGCACACCTACGCACTCTCGCTCGACATGGATGGAGTGGTTCGCATCTGGGAGGCTTTCCAGTCCAACCGCGCTGATAACAGCCACCCGATCGACTGGCTCGTGGAGACCCGCCTCGACCGGGTGCAGAACTCCGTTTTTGAGTACGCCAATTTCCGCCATTTCCGCCTGCTTGTCGATCAGGTCATAGGCAACTTTTTCATCAAGGGCTACTGGCGCGGGATGCGCGGGTCGTATCACGAATTGCTGGACAGGTACATCACCGCCACCCCGGGCTCGGTGTTCTCGCCGGTGCCGGGGTTCAACCCGGTCGTAAACAGCACCAAGCACTATTCGTTCCTCTTGCAGACGCGCACGGTGATCTCGGAGGACTTGCGCGGGACGAACGACGTCTGTTCGTCGGCGGGCGTCGAGTCGCAGTATGAGGATGGCACCGACCACGCCTTTAGCCTGCTGCTTCGACTGAGCGGTCGAGGGGCCATCGTGGCTTACCGGATTGCGGTGGACTCGCGGGCTGACAACACCGAGGGTCAGGCTGTCCTCAATACCGGCGTCGATGAACAGGGCTTCAACATCATAAGCGCCGCCGAATGTCCGAAGCATATCGATGGGGGATTTACTGAATATTCGTTGTACGACCAGCCTGTTCAACTTGCTTTGTCCCCCTATCAACCAGTATACGACGATTCGTCAAATTACCAATCGCCCCCCGTTTAAATGAGCGCGACCATTCCAATCACTCTGACTCCGGTTCCAGTGCCTGTCGGCGTGCAAGCCGCAGACATCAACCAACTGCTTACCATCATCACGCAGTACGTTGCGGGGTCGATCAATCAGGACGTATCTTTTTTTCAGTTGGTGAGCGTGGACCCAACCCAACAGACGACGGTGCTTATTTTCAACACGTCGCAAAACGTGTTCAAATACTGGAGCACCTCGACTGGGGCTTATACGCCGGTGACCCAGTTCCAATGGGGTGACATCAAAAACACGTTTATGGGTGGGGACAGTCCGCAGACTGGGTGGATCGATTGCGACGGACGGGCCATCACCGCAATTCCCAGCATCAGCGCAAACCAGCAGAGCGTCCTGAACTCATTGTTCCCGGGCGGCACACTGCCGACCCTGACCCCGATTCAGGGCGTCAGCAACCTCCCGGCGTCTGGAGCGTACTCGGCGGTCATTGTTGCCGGTACGACGCCCCCGCAGAACCAGATCGCGAACCTCCCGTTTTCGTCGGAATACAATCCAGTCCAATCGCAGAATTTGGCGAGCAATACGGAGACCCTGCGCGGGAGTCAGAACGAGCTTCGGACGGCGGTCGTCGCCATGCAGACCGTGTCCGAGCAGTTCTTGGAGGCGTTCGCCGCACCGGTCACCGGGCTCGTGGCCCAGATTTTTGTCGGATATCCGTGATGAATGTTTCCGTCCAACCTTCGCACGATATTATGTTCCTGAACCGGATGGTGAACCATCTGGATATCTCGCCGTTTATTCGTGACGACCGCACGACGGGAAAAATCGACTGCTCTGTGCTGGACGCTTCCAACAGCATTATTCTGAAGATTGTCGTGGACGAGTGTGAAGCTGGTTTTGCCATCCTGCTCAAACAAGTTGGTGAGTGCCAAACCTATGAACTTCATTCCGGTTTGTTGCCGGGGTTTCGGGGTTCCGGTGCCATTGCTGCTGGTCGAGCAGTGATTGCGTGGGCCAAGAACTTTGGTCTATGCCAGAAGCTGACGACATGGGCATGGGAGCATGCCCGCCATGTGCTGCTCGTAACTCGCCGAATCGGATTTCAAGAAGAACGCCGTGAGGACTGGCCCAATACGGTCAACGGTAAACAGGTTCGACGGGTCATATTCGCCATCAATTTCAGTCCCTTACTACCATGCCCATAGCTGCTGCATTACCCTATATCGCTACTGCCGTCAGTGCCTACGGCGCGATAAGCTCGGCGGATGCTTCCCGCAAGTCCATCAACGCCCAACAGGACGCGCTCAAGTCCCAGCAGGATATCGCCAACAACCTGAAGTATGAGCCGATCAACATCGCCAGCCTCCAACAGGCCGCGACGCAGCAGGCTATCAGCAACGCGACACAGTCGCTGGCGCTGGAGCGCGAACTTAGCCCCGATGTGGCCGCGAGCCGACAGATGGTTGCTCAACAGGTAAGGCAAGACCTTGCGCTGGGTGGGAGACTCTCGCCCGATACCGCCAATCAGGTCGCACGCGCATCCCGCACCGCAGGCGCGATGAGTGGTGCGCCCGCTGGCCCGATCACCGCCGCCCAGATCGGTATCAACTCCGAGCAGCTTCGTCAGTCGAGGTTGGCTGAGGGGACCAATCTGCTGAATCAGAACCAACTGCCGGTGGCAGGGCTCAACCCCGGTTCGCTGGCATCGCTCATGGTCTCCCAGAATAACGCTCAGAACTCTTTCAACGCTGCCAAAGCAGGCATAAATTCTAACCTTGCCCAGAGCACCGGTCAGGTCAACGCGGGTATCGCAGCGCAACAGGGCGCAGCCAACGCGGCTCTCATATCGTCGATCTTTGGTCCTCAAAAAGCCAACAGCGGCGGGCTCTTGGGTCAGGTTGCGGGATTGTTTCCCTCGACGGGCGGCGCACCATCGCCGACCAGCTATAATACGCCGACGGGCGGTTATAATCTACTTGGCACCCCCTCGCTCCTGTCGAACCCGAACCCGAGTGCCTTCTCCAACTTTTCCATGCCTGCCATACCCGCGTCAGTTCAGCCGACGCCATTTGGATAATCTCTGAACTGAACCCGTAATCTCATGGCCCTTGAAACATCAGGATTTCAGCTACAGCAGTTACAACAGTCGCCGTCGATCCCGACGAACGTGGGCAAGGTGGACACGCAAGCCATCTACGACAGCGTCACCAGCGCGTTAAAACAGAACGAGACGTTCCGCACGCTCCAACATGTTCAAGGGTTAAACGACGCCACAACGGCGTATCAGACCGCACAAGCGCAGGGGCTCCTGTCCAATTTGCCGGATACCTTGGCGGCTGATAGGGCCAAGTCTCAGTTGTTTGCCGCCCAGACTAATGCCGCGATGCCGGACGTGGGACTGGCCCAACAAGCAAATCGCACTGGATACCAAGCGCAGGCCGTCAAAAATGCGGTGCTATCGGACCCCGCTTTTGTGAAGGAGACGCTGGCAGGCAGGAACATGTCTCCAGCGGTTAAAAAGCTCACCCAATTGCAGGGCATGCTCGATAGCGGGAAGCTGAATGAGGAGCAGACTTTGGCTGTTCGTCGGGCCATGGGCCAAGAACTTAAACTCGAGGAAAAAGCGAAGTTAGATGCTGACCTTAATAAGGTACACATGATGTACACTAACGACGGGGTTCCAGTGCAGTTTACGAATTCTGGTGCCATGCGCGTAGCGGGCCAAGATTGGATGCCGGGATCTTCACAAACTGGAGTGCCAATGAGCGGCGGGGTGGCACCGACTGCACAAGTGGGCGGCGGGGTGGCACCGACTGCACAAGTGGGCGGCGGGGTGGCACCGACTGCACAAGTGGGCGGCGGGGTGGGTTCGGCTGGAGCACCATTGGCTGGCATGGTAGCAACGTCTCCAATGACTGGTGGAACGACCATGCCTTCCGTGTTTGGTGTGAGTAAGCAGGACGCACAGGCCGCACAGGCCGAAGCGAAATCCAGAGCGAAATACGGGGACGGTAGTTCTGGATCGGCAGTTGATCAAGTCCAAGGTGACGAGGGAAAAACCCGTCTCCTAAACGATTTATCGGGGGTAGCGAATGATGCCCTAAAAGCCCTGAATATACAAAAGACCCACCTAAATCAATGGGTGGCTTTACAAAAAGAAGACGCTATAACTGGCGATGTGATTGATCGTATACGGAAGAGCGTTGAAAACTCTGGCTATTTAAATACTGGTGGTGGTTATGTACCAGAAAAATTTCGCGATTGGCTGAATACGAACGCCGACTTCATAGAGGCTACGAATGTTCTAAAGAGCCGGAATACCATTGGGAATATGCTAAAGCTCAAATCCGCTTCTGCTACCGGGGCTACTGGAATGGGGCAATTATCGAATGAGGAAGGCGTGATACTTAAAGAGAGTCTAGCTAGTATAACCGGGGGTAAGCTATCGCCATCGCAAATGATTGCGGTTCTAGACCGTCTGAAGGTTGATATGGCTTCTCAAGCAGCCGCTGCGAAGCAAACGATTGATTCTGAGATATTCCAGAACAACGCCAACGGTTGGCAAGCAGTCGTGGCTGCGTATGGTAAGCCCGAAATAGCCATAAAGCGGGGATTTACTCCTCCCGCAGATCCCGCCTCGGCAGCTCCGCGAGCCTCGGCAGAACAATTGTCTTTCGAACAGCCCAGTTCCATGGCCCCGCGTGGGATGAATTTCCGCTCACCTACCGCCCGGGAAAACCGGTTCTCCACAACGCCTGACGAGCCGGTGACTCCCACTGACTCTGTCAGCGATGGATCGAATCCCTATGGGTCAAATCCCGATGGGTCGAATCCCTACGGGTCGAATCCCACTGGAGAGCCCGATAACGCGGCTCCCGTTTCCGCCGCCACGGCCCCTCGGACTCCTTCAGGGCTTACTGTTTCATCGGATTCTGCTACCCCCGAACCCGAGGAAGCTCCCGCTGCCGTTCCTGCTGCTGCTCCCGATACGGGTATGAGTACGGGGCAGGTATTGGCAACCGCCGGTGGCGCAGCCGCTACCGCAGCCCCGCTCGCTAAATATGTGCCACAGGCGGTTGCGGCTCTTAAAAACCAAAGTATGGCACGCACGGTTGCCCAGTTGAGAAAAGGTCTCCCGGGACTTTCCGGTCCCGCTAGTGTGGCTAGAGTTGGCGGGCTCGGCGCTGTCGCTTTTGGTACGGGCTATTTGGCTGGCGAAACTATTAACAAGAATGCCGGTCCGGCTGTCGCTGACGCACTCGGGTTTACCAACACCGACATCAAGCGCGAGTACGGTAAGAAACAACCTCTTCTGTCGGATCTTCTGGCCGACTGGTACATTAACTCCAAGGCCGATCCCGCTAGGACTTTGGGGGACCGTTGGGCGGATGCCTACCGGGCAATTTGGGCAGCTAAGATTGACGACCAGAGGCGGGCCAAAGCCCTCGGGGATCTGAGGGAGACCCGCAAGAGCTGGGCATCGGCAGGCTATAAGCTCACCACACCGGTGGATGATTTTGACCGTCAACAGTCCGAGGCTTCTCAGCGATAACCGTCATGGCTAAATACACGGTCAAGGACAACCTCACTGGTCGTACGATTGTTTTGGAGGGCGACCACTCGCCCACTCCAGAAGACTTGGAGTCGTTGTTTGGTCCAGCCCCAAAGCCAGCGGCTGCTCCGCAACCATCTGCCCCTGAACCTGTCGCTCCAGCCGAACCAGAATCTGGTCCCGGTTTGGGCACCACTGCTCGTGAGCTCGGTACTCAGGTTGTCGGTACTGCAATCGGGCAAGCGGTCGGGTCGCGTTTTGGTTCCTTGGGGCGCATGGCTGGGGGTGCGATCGGTGGAGGATCGGCAGACCTCATCAACCAAGCGGTTTCGATGTATTCGGACCCAAGTAAGAAATTTGACCTTGGGAGGTTCGTCGCCAACACCGGACTCGGTGGGGTGCCCGGAGGATCAGCGGGTGGAACAGGCGCGGGGGCCATTGCCAAAGAAGCCTTAAAACAGGGCGCGGCAGGTGTAGCGGCTGCGGGCACGGAAAAGATGCTCAACAAAGGCCAGCTTCTCACCGGAGAGGAAATGGCTACAGCGGGACTGCCCGCTGCGGTTCTGGGTGGTGCGGCTCAAAAACTTCTCTCCAGTGGCAGCAAATCGGCAGTGGCTGCGGCATTGGCCAATAAGCCCCAAGAACTCCGAACTTTGGAAGCTGGGGCAGCTCGCGGACTCAAGATCGTCCCGTCGGATGCCAACCCGAGTTTTGTGACCACGCAGTTGGAGAGTCTGGGCGGAAAAGCGGCTGTCAATCAGCGCATCCAGTTGGCCAATTCAGACGCAGTCGATGACCTCGCCAAAGCCTCAATCGGAGTGGCCAAGGACGTGGAGCTGACCCCGATGCTCACCAAGAGCATTCGGGCGACGGAATCCAACGTCTACAAACAGATTGATGAGCTGGCTGAAAAGGCCCAACAAAAGCTCGACGTGCTGAAACAGGATAGGGCGAGTATTGAGACTAACGCTTCTTCAGCGCACCAAGCGGAGGTTGATTTGGAGGCATTCGACGCAAAGTTTGGCAGACAGATGGCTGATTTGGGTGAACAGGCTGCTGCCAGCGTGGAAGACCTTCGCAAAGTTAGGGGCGAAACCCAAGGGATGTGGGACGCCTATTTTAATTCGGCAGGCAGAAACATCGAGGCCCAGCAGAAAGCCATCCAACTCCAGCAGCAGGCCGAGCAACTATCTGCGAGTATCGATGCGACGCTTCGCAGGACTGGCAACGCAACTTTAGCCGACAGCCTCGACAAGGCCCGTATTCGGATTGCCCGGACATACAACATCGACGAGATGATGAATCCGGGCACCTACCACATTGACCCGGACGTTGCGCTGCGGATGAGTAAACGCGGGGTGCCCCTTGGAGCGGAACTCAAATTATTGGCCGAGTTCAAAGCCGCGTTTCCGAACAGTCTGCGCGACCCCGCCAAAGTAACTTCCCCAGAAGTCAGTGCCCTCGGCATGGCCGGTCAGGGTCTTCTGGCTGGAACGGTCGGCCTTACAACTGGGAATCTCCCGCTTACGGTGGCGGCAGCTTTTGCAAAACCAGTGGCAAGCAAAGCGGCACGCGAATACCTGTTGTCACCGGGTGTTCAACAGAGGTCTATAGCTGCAATGGCCCCGACTGCGATTGCTCCGTTGGCTACCGAACTACAAAGCGCCGCTACCCGCACCGCCGGTCAACAGGTTGGACAGCAGATGGTGCGGCCATCCAATCCACCTCCCAACGCGGTCAAGATGCTCATTCAAGATCCCAAGTTGTCCGCGCAATTTGACGCCAAGTACGGTCGGGGTTCAGCAGCTCGATACCTCAAACAACGCTAAACGTGCCCAACGTATTTGACCAGTTCGACACCTCCGTAAAAGACCTCGGCACTTCGTTTGCCGTGGGCTCCAACGGGCTCCTCAAGATGGCGGGCGACCTCTATGGTCTGATCACGGGGAAGATGGACAACACCGTGTCGAGGCAGGCGAAGGAAAATATTGACTACCTTGAACAGGGTAAGTCCAAAGACCTGCGACTAGCCCAGCAAGCCCGCAATGCGGCAGTATCCGCCGAGAAAAACCCTTTCAAGCAGGCGCTGATTTACGTCGAGCATACTTTCGCCACTCCCAGTCTGGCGGCAAACACGCTGGCCGAGACCGCCCCGGCATTGGTCGCTGGCGGTGGTGCCGGTGCCGGTGCCAAAGCCGTTGCTGGAAGAGTTCTGTCGGCCCCCGCCGCTGTTAACGTGGGTGTGGGCGCATCGATGGCGACCAACGCCGCCATGATGGGATCTGGAAGCGGTGGGGCGCAATACGACACCCTTGTCCAGACGTTGGACAAGATGCCGGACGAAGACGCGATGAAGATCCCCCAGATCGCTGAAGCGGTCGGGGAAGGTAAGCCCCTTTCAATGGCAAAAACTGCTCTGGCGCTCCAGATCGCCCGACAGACCGGGATGGCTGCGGGAGCTATCGGAGCTGCCGCCCCTTTCATTCCGGGCGCTCAGACCCTTGAGCGGGCTTTTGCGGGGGCTCCCAAAGCTGCTGGGTCGGTGCTTTCGGGCATGGCGGGCGAAGCCGCGCAGAATGCCGTGCAGAACGTGGGGGCCAAAGTGGCGGAAAACGTCCTCGCCAAACCAGTCGATCCCACTCGTGAGGCTTTTGCGGATACAGGCGGATCTGCGGTTGAGGGAGCCGTCATCGGCGGCTTGGCTGGGGCGGGGGCGCATCTGGCCCAAAGAGAACCAATTTCCCGTCGTGAACCTATATCGCGTCCGGTGCCAGAGGGTGAAACTACGGCGGGCAAGTCTAGCGAGCCACTGGCATCGGATGCGACCAGCAAAGACCTTACCGTTCTCGAATCCACCACCGACCACCCGAGAATCTCACTTCAAGAGGTTGAGAAGATGTCCCCCGAGGAATTCGCTGCGGCTATCGATACGCGGACCGCAACTTCGCAGGGCATTGAACCACGTCCCGAAGACGTCTCGACCCTTGAGAAAATGCGTCAGCCCCCCGTCGCAGCAACGGACGAGTTCGTTGCTCCGGTCCAAGAGGCTCTCGACGAGTGGAGAAGTCAGAACCCTGATGTGGGGACCAATATTACCGTCATCAACGACCCGAATATGCGGAACAGCCGCAACTATGGGATTCGCGGATATTTCGATCCGAACACGGAGGAAGTAGTCGTCAATGCAGCATTCACCAAGCCTTTTGAGGTCGAGTCGGTAGTCCACCATGAACTGGCTCACAGCCTCCTGTCGTCGGAAGATGGTCAGTCGGCCTTAGTTGATTTCGCGACACGCGATATCCCCCAAGGCGAACTCGACGCCATCGCCAAACGCTACCCCAACGCCGACAACCTGATGTTGGTGGAGGAGTGGATCGCTCGCAATCAGGAGAAATCGCCGGGAGTCTTTGCCCGTATCATCGCCAAGATCCGAGAGTGGATGAATGGTAAACTCGGTATTCAGATGACCAACGAGGAGGCGGCACGAGCCCTGTTGCGCGAGCTTCGCGATCGTGGGGCTCCGGTGGCCGAGGGAAGTGGAGAAATGCGCCAGAGCACGACGGATCAACCCCTTGACATCGAATCGGAAAATCTTAACAAGAATACCAATGAATCCACTAGCGTCGAACAAGAAGATTCCCGACCAGCGCGAGCACTACCAAAAAGCCGCTTCTATGTCTCTTCTGATGAGCGAGGAGGAGATTTTGCAAGAGCTATCGCCGAAGCAGCGCGACTCCATAAAAAAGGCGCGGCAGTTGAGGTTAAGTCGCCAGAGTTCTACTCAGACCCCGAAAACCACCTCTACTTTTCCGAAGACGGCCTAGCTGGAGCAGTGGTAAAGCCCGATGGCGATCTGGTGTCGGTGTTCAAACACCCTGACTCGACCGCCAAAATGCGCGACATTCTCATCGATGCATCGCAAGAAGCGACCAAGCTTGATGGGTTCGATATCGACGAGTTCTTGCCGAATTATTACTCGCGATTTGGTTTCAGACCCGTGGCGCGAGTGACGTTCAACGACGATTTCGCCCCGCCTAAATGGAACTTTGAAGAGAACGGTCGGCCCGACAATGTGTTCATGGTTCGAGATCCCGAAAACAAACTCGGGTTGACCAAGTATGATGCGTATTCGGAAGTTCGTGACAGCGTTCCGTTGGTCTCGTACGAAGAGGCTTTGAGGATTCAGCAGGAAGCAGTTGATAAAGTCGCGTCGGAGAAGCCCAAGGGTGGGGTTCTCGCGTCGGAAAAGCCGGATGAGCCGTCCGAGCCCGAGCGGTCGAGCCTCCTAGCCAAGCAGCCGATCCGCGAGAGCACGACCGATGATCCGGTCGAACCCGACGAGCCAAAAGCGGGCTCAAAAAAGGCTGTCCGCACACCCAACGAAGCAGTACGGAAACTTTCCGACGACTACAACGCTCAGATGGGATTAGGTCCGATTGAACATGGTCACTACGTCAACTTTGACGAGGCTACGGCTAGGAAGATTGCCAAAGCCTACGACGCGATGCCTGAAATTGATCGGTCTCCTGAGACCGTAAAGGCGTATGAGGCTCTTGCAAAAGAGGTGAACGACCAGTGGGACTTTGCGGTCGAGAACCTCGGCATAAATTTTGAGCCGTGGACCGAAGATGGACAGCCCTACGCCAATTCTCGCGAGATGATGGAAGACGTGAGGAACAACAACCACCTCTACTTTTTCCGAGGGGGAGGTAAGCATGAGTTTATGAGTCAGGTTGACCCTGAAACAGGTCTTACGTCCATCGACAAGCTTCGTGCAATCCATGATCTGTACGGACACGCCGCCGAAGACTATCAGTTCGGCCCGCGTGGCGAAGAGAATGCTTGGCTCAAGCACAGTCAGATGTTCAGCCCCGAAGCTCAACGAGCCCTATCGGTCGGAACCAGAGGTCAAAACTCGTGGGTCAATTTTGGAGACCAAAACTACGACGAAAATGGGGTCAACAAAAACATCCCCGCCAAAGACCGACCATATGCCCCTCAGAAGATGGCGTTGTTGCCCGAAGAGCTTACCGACTGGCGCTCTGCACTCGGGCAATCCGAGCCCGAGCGGTCGAGCCTCCTAGCCAAGCAGCCGATCCGCGAGAGCGTGACCGAAGATCCCGTCGACGTCGCCGATTTACCCAAAAATCTCAGGGGCGACTCTGAAGGGTTCATTCCGATCTACATTACCAAGCAAAATGCTCTTCCGACGGTCGTGACGGGCAAGAACAAGACGGTAGAAATTCCAGTCATTGATTTCGGTCAATATGCCGACAAGGTTTTTAAGGCCAAGGGCGTGTCCGAGTTCGCGGGCAAAGATATCACTCTTGCCGAGGCTCATGTACCCGTAATTCAAAAGTACTACCCCGGTCTCAGCCCCGAAACGTACCAAGCGAAAGACGTGCGTGCCGCTGCCGACATGGTTGCGAACGACATGTCGGACAATCTGTTGTTCTTGCACGATCTTGCGCTCGACACGTTTGGTCCTGAAGTGGTGAAGCGTATGTCGAAGTGGTACGACGGTGCCAACGTCATAGCCAAGAAATTTGCCGACCAATATGGCATCTCCGTCGAGCAATCGGCAGCGATTATCGCCACGCTCTCCCCGCAAAAGAACTGGTTCGCCAACGTCAGTCTCGCCGAAAACGTGATGGACGTGCTACGCAACCATCAGGACACCGTGTTTGACGCCGCAGTGGAAAAAGCTGCCCGGGCTTCAATCAAGATAAGCACGGGCACTACAGCGTCCAAGCGGGTCTTGTACGATTTGATCCGAAATCTGTCGGGCAAGAAGCTTTCCGACCTCGATAGTCTCGAAGAGAAAACGGTCTTCACTCGGTTCCTTTCCCAGTCGTTGCATCCCGAGAGTGCGTACCTTGTGACTCCTGAAGGTCAGTTGACCCCGGGGTCGTCGGTCCCAGTCTCGTGGGCGGGGATCTCGATTGCTTCCAACGCGGTGAGTTCGTTTTTGGATGGGTCGGTCAACAATCTCACGATGGCACTCGGGGGCGGGCACAAGGTGCGAAATTTTAATGGTAACGTCATCGATCCGATGAGCCCGCTGTTTTACACGTCCGACACCCACAACGTCGCGGCGTCTCTTCTGACCCCATTAGGTGGCACTGCCTTTGAGGTGAAACACAATTTCGGCGGGAATGCCGACGACCCAGCGGCACCGAGATTGCCGGTTGTCGGCACCACGGTCACCGGCTTGCAAGGCACTTATCCCCTCTATCTTGAAGCTGGTCGCCGTGCCGCCCAACAGCGCGACCTGTTGCCGCGCCAAATGCAGTCTATCACTTGGGAGATGGTCCGTATCATGTTCACCGACGACATGAAAACTGATGCGTTCCTGTCCTCGATAAAGGGGGTCCATGATAAAGTCCGCAACGGGTCGTTGGGTATTGACGATGCCAGAGATGAGGTTATTAAATTGTCTGGTGGCCGAGAAGCAATCAAGGCCCGTCCCCCCGAATGGCTAAACAAGTAACTGTCCCTTTGTCTGGTATGTCCGACAGCGGTCGGGCAATGCGTATGTGGGGAAAACTGACCAAGCGGCCCGTCTCTTCCGCAGAAGCCAAAGACCTCGACCTCGCGTTCTCTGGTGGGCCAGCAAAATCCAATTTAGGGGCCGAACCCATGTCGCCGATTCAAGACAACGACGAGGAACCCAAGAGCAATGCGGTTGTAACTCGGCGACAAATTTTTCGGGGGTGAAAAATCCCATGGGTTCCACCAAGGGTAATGGGTAAGAAAAATCTCATGGTCGCCCGGTTCGTTCCCCAACGGTGGAACAACCTGCGACGGGCCATTCACAGCCTGCGGGTGGGGAGCCGGAAAGTCTTCAAGGAGCTGGACCCCCGCTACTCCCAATGCCAGACGCATGTGACCCGATTGAACGACGCCTATGACGGCCAGCGGGTTTGGAAAAAGCGGCGCAAAGGAATGCGCGTCACCGTCTGGAGGCTGAAGTGAATACCAAGTGGCAGGATAAAACGGACGCGATAGAGCTGGGCCTAGCCATTCTTCAGTGCCACGCCAAAGAAGGGAGAATGTTCACCCTGCAAGATATCGCGAGCTGGTGTGACTGCCACGCCCAAGCAATTCGCAGGATAGAACTGATCGCACTACGAAAAGTCCGCAACCGGGTCCGGTTTGGAAAACTTCACCAACTACATCAGGAGCTTTGCTGACCTCGTCAGCCCTTGGTAATACCCCAGTGGCGCTTGCCGTAGACGGCTACCTTGTGAGGGCCGAAAATTTCCTCGACGGCCTTCACTACTCCCGGCCATGCGGGCTCGAAATCATCGCCCCCGATGACCCCGCCGTTCCGAACCTTGGGATACCACGAGATGATGTCGCTGACCACGCTATCGTAGTCATGGGCCGCGTCGATGAACACGAAGTCGAGAGAGTTGTTCGCGTAGAGCTGGGACGCATCGACTGAGCGCATCGCGTGAACGTTACCGATCACCGGCCTAACCGGCTCTGTATTTCTAAGGAACTCGGCCTTGAGCGAGTTGGTGTCAACCAGACCGTGCTCGGACGAGCCTTGGAAAGTGTCCACAACGTCGAGGACGATATTCTTCCCGCTGTTGATGATCTCCACCCCCATGAACGAGGTGGACCGCCCCTTCCAGCAACCGATCTCCACGAAGTGGGCATTGTCGAATCGGATAACGGCCTCGCGGTAAAGGGGACCGTCCTCAAACCATCCCTCGACCGAGGAAAAATAGTGGTTCAATTGACGTGATGGCTCTCGGGCGAGTACCAGCCCTCGCGGCGTAGGTCGTCCAACTGGCGGAACGCCTGATCGTAGAGCTTGGCGCAAGCCTCCAACGAATAACGCTTGCGGGTGACCGATGCCACCTTGGCACGGTCGAGTTTTTTCGTCGCCTCAATCGCGTTGCACCAATCGCCAAGCGTGTTGCAGCGAAAACCGGAGACGCCCTCGATTACTGTCTCGGTAAATGCGCCGTAGTTGACCGACACCAGCGGAGTGCCGCACATCATCGCCTCGACGCCCGAGCCCGCGAACGGCTCAATAAAGTTGGACGGCATCAGCATGCAGCGGGCGTTGCCGATCAGGTCGGAACGCTTCCGGCCATGCACCGGGCCGACGTACTCAATGTTAAGGCAGGTGTCATCAGGGCGTGGGTCGCTCTTGATGTATTCCATGACTTCCTTTTCAAAATTGCCCTGACCGGCGTAGACGAACCGAGGGGGCAACTCTTGGGTCGCCTTGCACCGCTTCGCGTACTCGCGGATTATCGCCCCAATGGTCGGCATGCCTTTTTCGGGGGTGATGCGACCCATGTAGACGATGTAGTCGCCGCGCCCGTCCCCGATGGACCAGTCGTCGAGGTCGAAATAGTTCGGGACCACCCAAGAGTAGAACCGGTTCTGCCCTTTCTCATCGCGAGCCACCGATCCGTCGTGGTCCCAATGTCCCCAATGGTAGTGCCGCCAAGCCTGCGACTCGAAGATTCGCCAAGCCCCGAAAGGCTTGTCGCTGTAACCGATACCAGACTCCACATGGACGCACTGGGGGAAGATGGCGACGAGTTGCTCATGGGCACGACCGAATGGGTGGAGAATGAAGTCCCCCGGTTGGACACGCTTGGCCAGCTCCACGATGAGACGGTTTTGAAAGGTGGGCCATCCCCGCTCGCCGATCACGGCATGGTTGCCGTGGAACTCGGTCTTGTCCTTGCGGGGGTAGAATCTTGCAAACTCCTCGGCGTTTAGAAGGTTGACCACCGTCGCGTCGGGCACGATCGAACCCTCGTTGGTGTAGACGATGGTGTCCCATCCGAGGGGCTTCATCATCTTGGCCCACCGGCGGCATTTGCCGCTGAAAGCGCAGTGAGAATAGTCGTCTGTCAGTATCGTGTGAAAACACGCTACCATGTGCATGGCGGGCAAAGCGGGCATTTTTCGGGATTAACTTGTTAAGAAAATCCGGTCAAGTCTCTTCTTGCCAACTCGATTGCTACGGGCTAGCCAATCATGAGATCGCATGAGCTTTGTAGACCTGTTTTTCAATGCTGCGGGAGGGGGAGTTTTTGGTGCTTTGTTGCATCTTGGATCGGCGTGGTTCGACACATACCGAAAACAGAAAGAAGCCGACATCCAGATCAAGTTGATGGAAGCCCAATCGGCTTCGGCAGAAAAGAGCGCCGCATGGCAGGCATTCCAAGCCTCGCAACTGGCCGGTGCCGCCGTCTTTGCCGTCCCAGCCAACGCCGCATCATGGGCCTCAAACCTTTTTACTGCCGTGGAGGCGCTTAACCGCGTGACCCGGTCGGGACTTTGCTGGATCGGAGTGTTGTTCATCGTGGGCATGTACTTTTCCGCCGCGCCCGCGCAACAGACCGCCATGCAGCCGGAAATTTCGCTGGGGGTCTGGACGTCAGTCTTCTGGTTCTTCGGTGCCCGCTACTCCAAACAACCTGACAAATGAAGAGCCTCGCCATAGTCCTTCGCGCTTCGCAGCTCTACGCTCACCAAGCCCACAACCTGACCACGGGCTGCAACTTCTTTCAGGACCACAAGGCATTTAGAAAGTTTTACGAAGCCTACGAAGGCAGCTACGACTCTGTTGTGGAGCGGATGATCGGGCTCACCGGCGGCTGTGACATCGCCGCAATCACCAAGGGCGCTTGCGATATCGTGGAAAAGACACCGTTCAAGGACGCCCGCAGCGCATACTCGGTGTTGCTGGCGACCGAAAAAAGTATCTGCGCTGTTTGTGCCACCGAGAATACAAAAGCGACCTTGGGCACCCAGAATTTGTTACAGGGAATCGCTGACGATTCCGAAATTCGCCAATACCAGATTCAACAGCGTCTCAAAGACAACTGATCCTATGAACCTACCCGTCACCTACTCGCCTTTTAACTGCCCCACCACCGGAAAAACGGGCATCCAAGGTATTCGCGGGGTTAACGGTTCGCATGATGTCTTCGTCTCTGGGACGCTTGATACCGGGTCGCTCCAATACGGCCTGATCTATCGCGGGCCGCTCTCGCACAACGGTAGCCTAGGTCAGTGGTATCAATTTGCCTACACCAGCCCCGACTTTAGCGACGTGGTAAACACCTCCTGCTACGGGCCGAATAACCACCCCTTGGGCATCGAGTGGGTTGGGTCGTATAAACGGACCTCCACCGGTTCTTCGGCGCTTGGTTGCCTCTACCAAGGCCCGCTCGACGGTTCCGGCAGTTGGACCACCATCTCGCCCAATAACGGCGACACCGAGAACGTCTACGTCCACAGCGTCATGGGTGGGCTGGCGGTCGGCAACTACGACACCAAGCTGACGAACGGTTTCGCGTTCATCTACAACCTCGCGAGCAAAGCGTTCGATTACATCGTCGCCCCGAATGCGCTCACCACGACGCTGTACGGCATCTGGCACAACGGTAAGGAGAGCTACACCCTCGCGGGCGGCTTCACCTCGAAAGACTTGGGCAGTGCGTCTCAGGCGTTTCTCGCTGATTGGGATAACCGCACGAAGCGGATGACCAACTTTCGCACTTATCAGGGCGACAACCAAAAAGGCAGCAGCCTAGTGACCCACTTTGAGGGCATCACTGAATCTCCGGGCGGTTACAACATCGCCGCTGGTTTCTCCAGCAAAACGGATGCGGATGGGGCAGCGTTTGCCCACATCCGGCGCAACAACGACGGCACCTTCAGCGAAGCCATGTGGCAGACCCTTCGCTACCCCGATCAGGCGGTAAAAATTACCACCTCAGACACCGTCTTTCAAAGCAGCGTCCTCGGTATTTTGGTCTCGAAGGACGGTCTTGCCTCATATCTGGCTCGGATAAACACATAACCAATGCATACTCCTCTTACCCCCAAGGACGTTCTGACGACTATAGCGCCCGCCGTCGCCACCATCACGATCGCCCAATTGAACAGCTTATTGGGCGTGGTATCCGGTGCCTTGACCATAGTGTATCTGATTTGGAGATGGCGGCGCGACTACAAGAACGGTCCCCGCGTTTAGGGTGCCACCATCTTGCGGTAATTGGCCATCACCCGGAGCATCTCGTGTTGCGCGTTGCCCCGCTCCCGCAGAGTCTCAACGATGGGCTCATCGATTGTGCCTTTGGCTAGGATGCGATAAATCAAGGGTTGCTGGGCCTGACCCTTGCGGGCAACGCGGGCATTGAACTGGTCGTAAAGCTCGCGGGACCAAGTTGGGCTGAACCACACAATAGTTCTGCCACCCTGTTGTAGGTTGAGTCCGTGACCAAGCGAACGTGGGTCCGCCACCAGCATCGGGATGTTGCCGGTGTTCCATGCGGTCTCGATGTCCCCTTTAAACTTCGATGCGTCCACTGCGTTTTTGAACTTGGCGCAGATCCGCTCGCGCTCGTGGATGTAGTTGCACGCCACCAACAGGGGCTCGGTAGTTTTTCGGGCCAGCGATTGCAGCGCGGTCAGTTTCTCGTCGTGGAGCGCCGAGAAAGTCTTGTCGTCATTGTAGACTCCTCCGCCCGCAATCTGGTGCAGTTTCCCTGCCAGTGTGGCAGCGTTGCGGGCAATCACCTCACCATCCATGGTCTCGATGAGGAACTCCTCCTCCAGCTCGTCGTAGGCATCCTGCGCCAATGGTGGCAGCGTGACCTCGACGTCCTCAAGGACCGCGTCGGGCACGTTCAGATAGTCGGAGCTTAGAAGCGTCAGGGTCAGGTCGGAGATTTTAGCGTAGACCTTGTTTTCGGAGTTTTTCTTCGGCTCCCAATTATACCGCATATAGTCGGTCGCATAAAAATGCGCGTCGCGGTATGCGGTGTAGGATTTCCCGAGTCTCTGACCGTCATCCAGCAACCGGATCTGGGCAAAGAGTTCCAAAAGCGAGTTGGGCCTTGGTGTCCCCGTTAGCCCCCAGCGTCGGTGCTCCTTGAACAGCGGTCTGATGGCGTTGATGCGCTTGCTGGCGTGGTTCTTCGCCTTGGTGATCTCGTCAAAAACCACTACGTCGCAGAACTTCAAGTCCTTCAACTGCGAGAGTCGGTCGTAGTTGATGAGGTATATCTGGGCGTTTTTCGAGGGCTTACCCGCCAAGACGTGTTCGATTTTCATCCAACGAAACTGGTCCCACTTCGCGATTTCGTTCGGCCACGTCATCCGCACGACCCGCTTGGGGCCAACAATCAGGGCCGCACGAATCGCACCCTCCTGAAACAGGTTGTTGAGGGCGGTGAGGGTTGAGGCGGTTTTTCCCAGCCCCAGCCCCACGTTGGCGTAGGCTCGGTCATGGTCGATAAGGTAGTCGGCCATCTCTCGCTGATAGGGTTCAATCGGTAGTTCCATTGTGGGCTATTTCTTGCAGTTCTCGAAGCACGTCACAGCAGTGCTGCCAGTTGTCTGATGCATCGACCCAACAACCGGCTTCTTGCAATCTCCGCATCTCGCGAAGCTGAAGCTTGGTGGGCTTTTTGCCGGGTTGTTTCAACTCCAAGAACAGGATGTGGCCGTCGCAGATGATGATCCTATCCGGCACCCCACGATTGTTGGGGCTCACAAATTTGTACGTCAGCACCCCATGCTCGGAGCACCATTTGACGACCTTTCTCTCCAGTGCAGATTCTCTCACTGGGTTGGCTTGGGTTGGGAACGCTTAGAGCGTCGAGCATGGGCTTCAAATCCCGGTTCGTTTCCCGGCAAAGTACGGGACAGGCGTTTTGAGTCCCGACCAAAGGCAGCACTATCCTTTTCCCACGCAGTCATTTCGGGTGCATAGCCGCCAAATCGCCAGCCAAAGGAAAAAGCTAATGCCATCCGCTCCGATTGTGGGCAAGCCAGTCGCCCAAGTTTCATGGCTTTAGAGTCCTCTCGCAATTCTAGTAAGAGTTCTGGAGTAGCTGTAATCATTGTGAAACCAGTTTTCATTTTATTGCGCGTTTACCAGCCCATTGCCTCAATCGTGTTGGCGAGCACGGAGCGCATTTGCGGAGACAGATTGAATCGCTCGGTGTTGATTTCGAGGGACCGGCGAATGTCGCCGCCGTTAGCCATACGCTCTGTCGCGGCTTTCCAGTCCATCAGCATCTCAACTACGTCCAACAGGTTCATCCCATCGACACCGTTTGTGAAATGCTCTGGGTGGTGCGAGTTGGCCGCGTAGTGGTGATCGAGTGCAGGCTTTAGTTCGGCAAGTGCCGCCTTGTATTCCGGCGACCCGTATGCGATCGCCTTCAACTTAAGCGTGCAGACGTCGAACGTAGCCTTCTCGGGTTCGGCCAGCTTGCTGGTATCGTGGATTGCGGCGCGGCGTTGCAACCCACCGCAGCAGTCAAGCAGCAGTTCGTTGACCCGGCGAATGTGCGCCAACGTATCGGCGCGGGAGTCGTAAGTAGTAGTTTCGGTATTCATGTTAGTTCGCGTTCGGCTTCATTTTTCAAATCTTGCCTGTCATCGTCGCAATCAAACTGGCAAAGGTTGCGATAGAGGCGCTGCGCCAAGGCACGCATCTTGTTGTAGTCGCGTTCAATTTCGCGAGCGTGTTTGGAGCCAATAAGCCCGCAAATTTGCCCGTAGCAGTCCGAGTCAGATGCATACTCCTTCGCATTTACGCGGGGCGTGTCCTCTGGCTGCGGTCGTAGTTTATAGCTCATTTTGCGCGGATGTATTGGTAGGAAGCGTTCACTTCGTCCCCGTCTGGACGTATGATGGGACGGAAAGCACCGTCGGTGTTCAGGCACCAGTCCCCACTCACAAGCAGCTCCGTCGGGAGAAGCCATCGGAAACCGGGAGGTGAGACGATTTCGCTCTGCTCAGATGCGAGTGCCTTACGGGCTATGTCTCCGAGCCCGAAAGAACGGATGTTTAGATCGGATTCCAGCTCGATTATTTCCCCCATTGCGGCGCGAAGTATCGCAACTTCTGCCTCTAACCGGTCGCTCTTTTGGTTCAGCTCCCTTTCGAGAACTCTGGCAAAATCAAAAAACGGCTGAAGGTTGCAGGGATTGTCCGCAAACTTGTTTATGGCGTCCTGCGTTCGTGGCGTGTTGTTTTTCATTTTATGATCTCGGGCGTGATCTGGTCGGCGCGTTCAAACAGCATCAGACCCGTGGGCTTGGGCTGGAGCGCGAAACGCTTGGACAAATACTTTTCGGCTTTTGCAAGCGCCTCCTCGGGACTGTTGGCTTTGACCTCGGCGGCACCTAGGATGTTGGCTGCGATGTAATACTTTTTGGTTTTCATATAGCTAGTTTTTGGATACGGGATAAAAGTTTGCGGCGCTCGACCTTGGCGAGACGTCCCAGCAACCGGTTTATGATCGGCATACGGCTGGCACCGTGGACCTCCAAGAGTATCAGACGGCGCAGGTCGATCTCGGCAATTCCGATCAGGAAAAGCTCGTTGAGCTGGTTCCAGCCCCCGAGATGCGATTTCAAGCGGGCAATGTCCTTTTCGGAGACCTCGACAGGGTTGTCAAAAATCTGATACTTATTAGGGAGGTGTTTCATTTGGTATAGTATGGAGTGATCTTGGCCTCGACCTTGAGCGGAAGCCCCTCTGCCCATGGGGGCAGTGAAGCAAGCGAAGCCGCAAAATCCTCGGCAGTCTGGTTGCCCAAACGAACCGCAAGTGCTTGGTCGTGGATGAGGGCGAAGGGCAGCATCCACTGCCGCTCCGTCTGGCGGGCACCGTAGGACATCACGTCTGCGGCAATCGCCTGAGTGATGTTCTCGGCGATCTTGCCGCCGTAAAGCTTGATGCGCCCGTAGTTCACGCTGCCGGGAATCTGGCCCCAATAAGTAAGCTGCATCCCAAAGCGCGAGTCTTCCTCCAACTGTGGGTCGGGATAGGCCAAGCGACGACCCGAGGGGAGCGTGAAAAATAAGTACTCACGTTTCGCCGCAGCCTCCACCACGAAACCACCGAAAACATTGCCTCGATAGCTTGTCGCCTGTTTCGCATCTGAATCGAGGACGCGCCAATACTTCGTGATCGCCGGATGAAGAGCCCGGTAGGCATTAACGCATTTCTCGGCCAGCGCCACAGAACAGGGAACACCATACTGCTGGCAAGTGGACAGGAACTTTTCCGCGCCCATGCTGTATCCACATCCTAGGATCGTCCGCTTGCCCATATCCCTCTGGTCGGACGTGATTAGACCTGTGGTAACATTAAAAATTACCGACGCCATCCGCTTGTAAAGGTCCGTGCCATCACGCCATGCCTTCAGCATGCCCAGCTCCTTCGCGCTCCAGCAAAGAATGCGGGCCTCAATCGCGTTGTAGTCGCCGTCGAGCATCTCGCTACCGGGCTCGTGGACGAAATGGCGAATGCACGAAGCCAGCACCTCAATCGGTTCACCGTAGATGGCGGAAAGTCCTTCAACCGTGCCGCCCCGCGAGACGTAGTCGTAGGCTTGCTTGGTAATTGGTCGCATCGCGGGCGTGGGCTTTTTCGCGTTCTGAATCTGCGGACCACCCGCTGACCAGCGCCCAGTGCCTGCACCGTAGAACTTCAGCACCCCACGCATCCGACCATCGGGGCAGGCCCAGTCGAGCATGGTCTCAAGCTTCTTGGTCGCGGCGTAGGACAACTGGCAATACAGCGTGACCGCTTGCACCAACTCGGGCGTCTTGGCCGTCAAGTCCACCGCTTGCAGCGTCTGCGCCTGCATGTCCTCAATGGCCAACCCGTGCGCCTGCAACCAAGCAAGCACCTTGGCCCGCTGCGTGACCTTGAGCCCGGTAAGCTCGGTAAACTCGCCACCGGCTTCGGCCCATACTACGTCGAGGATCTTCTTTGCATTCTGAAGGGCCGGGACATTCACGGGAATGCCCATGTCATTCATGCGGAGCGTGAACAAAAAGGTTTCGAGGTTCTCGCCCTTGAGGTCGAACTTGACGCGCAGGATGCGGTGGATCTCCTTCTCTGCTCTGACATCCTGTTTGCAGTAGTCGCAGAACTGCGCCCACTTCTCCCGGTGGTCGCGGGGCTCGTTGAAGCGCCCATCTTCCTGCGGCATGGAGAAAAACTTAATCAGGTCTTTGCCCTCCTTGTCTTTGCGGGCGTCAATCTCCAAGGCGTCACCGCAACGATCCAAAGATTCGGGCAGTCCGGCGATGCGGGCCATAGCCTGAGTGCAACGCCACTTGTCCATGGAGATGTAGGGGTCGAATCCCGTTGCGTGGCAGACAGCCTGCTCAAACGGCGCGTTGAAGCATCGCACCTCGTGCGCCGACGCCAACAACGCCAGCGCCTCTGGGTCTGACTCGACCCCGGCATCGGCAAACTTGGGGTTGACCCACAAGTAGACTGGGGAGTCGTGGTCCGCGCCAGAGACCGCCCCCATGAAGATCTCCGTGGTCGAGTCGCAACCATAGCGAGCCGCACCTACACTGGGTAGGTCGGCTCGGCTGCGGGTCTCGATATCGAAATGTACGTTCACAAAAATTGTGCGCGTTGACGAGCCGCGCCCCTCGTTTCCTCACCGCCTATCGCAAGGATCAGCGGGAACTGGTATCCCCATAGCCTTGCACATGTCTGTCTCGCTAATACCGAGCAGGGTGATCAACTCCTGCGGAGGAATTGACTCCCGAATCATCGCTGACGCGATGGGGTCTGCACGCAACTCGTGCGCCCAAGACGTCGACTTAGACAGGGGATTCATCGTCGTCATTGATCACTTGGAACTCCTTGGTCGGGTCGATCGCACCCTCGCCAAACTTCTTACCATCCTTGTAAAACTGGATGGAGCGAAGCTTCGCGTTGATGCGCCTGCCATACAGATTGTCCTGCGCCCAGACCTCAATCTTTGCGTAGACGTAGCAACCGGCATATACTATACCATCATCCTCGGTGAGAGGAGTGAGGTCGCGATTGACGACCAGCGGACGCTTTTCGCAGCGGGCGTTGATGAACATAACGCCTTCGCCGTAGCCGTCAGTCTCGGACTTCTCGGACCCGTCACGCAGGCAAAGCTTCTGCTGACCGGGGTTCTTGCCCTTGAAGACTTCCTTGATCAGGGAGTCAATCGAGGCTTTGACCGTGGCGATCGCCTTGGCGTTGACTTTCTTGTCCAAGATGAACGTCGCGTTGTACGACGACTTGGTATCGGTGGGCGCGAACTTCTTGGGTTGGAAGATCGCGGGGAAGGACAGGCGCACGTTTTCAAGCGTGAGGATGTGTTTGGTGACTTGATTGCTCATATGACGTCTAAGTTTTCGAGTTTATCGATTTTGGTTTGGATTGCTGGACGAGAATCGTCCTCTGGGACAAGCGTGGGCTTGCCTTCCGGTCTGGTGATCAAGCTGTCGAACTTGTTGGAAAACCTGCTCGACAACTCCATCCCCTTGAGAGCTTTTTCCGCTTGCGCGGGAGAAATGAGGTCAGCTCTGGGCCTCAGAAGATCCATCGTGAGATGGTTGGAGAGCAGCTTGGTCGCCGCCTCCATGTCGCTCCACTGTCTGTTCGCCTTGCCCTCCACCAGCTTGAAGCCAGCGGGCTCGGCACCCCCCATCAGCTCGGAGACCTCTTGGTCTTCGATCGCTTCGAGCCAGTCGCGCAGCACCTTCTTGGCCTTGAGCGCCTGCACCCTCTGGGCGCGAGTAAGGACGCCCGGGTCGGGCAAGGTGATGATGCGAGCCTCCTCTGGCAGCGCCACGAGCCCCTGCGTCGCGTAAGCGGAGCAGATGCCCTTGGCCGGACAGAACTGGCATGCCTTGGGGTGGGGCTGAAAGACCCCCGCTCCCCCCAATGCCTGACGAGCCTTCGCGCCAAGCACCGTCGTGAACATCGCCAACTCCCGGCGTGTCATCGACCATGTACGAACCGCTTCGTGGTTGTTGCGGTCGCGGGGCTGAACAATTGAGAGGTGAACCGGGAACTCGTCGCCAAACTCAATGATCTGTTCCCACTCCCGAATCTTGCTTTCTGCGTAGATCGCCAACTGCTCGTTGTTGACTGCATCGACGGACACTCCGACCCCGTACTTCAGATCGTCTATAAATAGACCATAGGATGTGCGGGTTGCAGCGTCCACGATGCCGTTGCGGCTGGAGAGATAGAAAAGCGGAACCCGCTTCTCGACCTCAATGCGCCAACCCACGGCATCCTGATGCGATTGGACGTGGTCAACATACTTCTGAACATGGACGAGCATGTCCTGCGAAGCGGTCTGTGGCACGGGCTGATCGCGCAACATCGCCGCAGCCGCCTCGTGGGCCTGAGTGCCCTCGTCGGCGTAAAAGGACGAGTCGTCTGGGAGTTCGCTTGAGTGGTCCACAATGAACTGCGGGGACGCAGTGCATCGCGACCAGCGGTGGGCCGACGAAGCCCCAACATCGATTTTGGATCTATTACCCATTGTCGAGCACGGCTTGAAGCTTTTTGACGATCTCGGGCCATTGCTCGGGGTTCGCTTCCCCAATGCGCTTGAGCCCGAAAGCCTTGTTGATCGCGACGACGTCGGCGAGCTTGCCAGCGTCGAGGCACTTCTGAGCCACGTCCCGCACCGATTGCAGAGTGCATTTACCGCTCGTGGTCTCGACCTTGGGGGTCTCCTCGACGCTCGGGGTCTCCTCGACGCTCGGGGTCTCCCCGACCTTGGTCTCTTCGACCTTGGGGGTCTCCTCGACCTTGGTCTCTTCGACCTTGGGGGTCTCCTTGACCTTGGGGGTCTTGGCCTTGGGTGCGGCGTCAACGGTGGGACCGTCGATGCGCTTGATGGTTTCGGTCAAAGCCAAGATGGCTTGAGTCAATGCTTCTACTTTCTGTTCCAACATATATTTGATGGCTGATGGTTGATGGTGACTAACAAAGGGAGAGAACAATCATGACACCGAGCAGGCCGAAAAAAACGACCGAGCCGAGAATCTCACGAGTGGCGTTATTCATGGGTGGGAGGACCAATACTGTTTTTGTTTTTCTGTCAAGACGCGGCGAACACTAATCCCGACTATGACTCTTAAAGGGTGTCGATGCGCTCCTGCGCCGCCGTAATCGCTGCGTCCGCAGTCCCGGCACGGTCCGCAATCGTCCAGAGATGGTGGCGGCAACCGTCCACCAGATGGCGACCGATATTGACGTAGCCCAACTCACGGAGGATCGCACCGAGACCTTGGTCCGTGAATGGCGGCATGTTATGCACGGGCAGCACTCCGCGCAACGCGGTCAGCGAAACCAGATCGCGGCGCACCAAGGGATGCGGTTCATCCTCCAATGCGTCGGAGATGGCGCGGTTGAGCGAGCTGGCAGTGTGACGGGCCATTTCGTTCAGGTAGGGGGTGGCGGGAGCCCGCCCCTCGGGATTGAACTCAGGACAGATTGGCCACGCCTCGAAAAAGGCGCGGAGCCCGGGAGCCAAGTCACGGCAACCTTTGTACATCCGGTCGAAGTAGGCGTCGCCGCCCAAAGCCTGAATGTGGGGCTTGGTCTGCAACGCGGAACTCAGGGCGAAGTAACGTCGGTCATCCGAATGCACCGCCAGTGCGTCGAAGTAGTTGGAGAAAAATAAGTAGTTGCAGATATTCGGCACCGTCATCACGGGCTCGTAGATCTGGCGGACGGAGATCATGTCGTCCGAGATGAGCGGCTTGAACTTGTCCATCGCCTTGTAGCGGTTGTTTCCCATCAGGTGGATCTCGTCCACGATGGTCACTTGGTGACCGTAGGCCCAGCCGTTGTGTGAGCCTTCCAAGACGTGTTCCGCCGCGAGGCGCTGCACGTTCACGCGCCCGAGGACGGTCTCAATGACGAACCCAACGAGACCCTTGCCTGCGCCCACGCCCGACTGGATGAAGATCGCCCAGCGGATCTTTTTCCCGGGGAACTGCACCATGTAGGCGATGTAGCTCGTGAGAAGTTTCCAATACTTGATGCCCACCAAATTGATGGCGTGCTCCTGCCAGAGCGCCCCAGCCTCCTCGGCCATGTAGCAATCCGGTTTGACGTAGTGGGGCCGGTAGACGTTCACGAACGGCACGCCATCGACCATGATTATGCGCTTCTTCTGCGAGGGCTCGTAGCGGAGATTCTCGACGGCAGGCACGCCGACATCGTGCATCAGGTATTCGGATGCGCTGATCTCGGGATTCGGCGAGCGGTGGATGAGGTCGATCACCTCTCGCCGCATCTTCCGATTGTCGATGGCGCGGTAAAACATGTTGGGGGCCGTCAGGAAGACGATGTTGCTGGCCCATGGTGGCTGCGTCGCGGCGGCACGGGTCGCGGCGGCAGCGAGCCGCTTGACCTCCTTCGCGATGTCCACCGTGGTCGGGCCGCGCAATCCCCGCGACTTCGTGACCCCGTGGAGGTCGGAGATCAGCACCTTCTGCTCGATCGGGCCGATGACCGTCGAGAGCTTCGCAATCCGCTTGGCCCCTTGGTCGAGCAACTCCTCGCTCGTGCGGGCCGCGTTCCTGATCCATTCCCGGGCCGTCTCAAACATCCGGTTGGACATGGGCCGATTGTTCCAGCCGTTCTCGGTCGCTACTTTGACGACCGTGCGGATCGTGACCGGGACACGGTCCTTGGGGTTGGCCGAGAAAGACTCCCAACGATGCCGGGTCTCGCTCAGACCGGGGTACTTCGACGGCGCGGTCTCGGACCACTCGTCCCAGATCGTAAAACCGGCTTCCCCAAACTGGTGCTTCAGACCCATGCCGATCTCGACCCATGTCTGCATGGAGCAGTCGGCGGGAATCTTGGAGACGGCGTCTGCCATTTCCTCTGGCGTGATCTCCTCCACCGGAGCCCGCAGATAGTCGATGTCCGCCATGTCCGGTTCCGCCGGGTCCGCAGCGTTGGTCTTGGGGAGGGCGGCAAGACCCTCGATGACGGAGGCGTCGAACCTCTGACCATCGGTCTTGGTGTAGACAATCGGGGACTCCGTCGCACCTTGGTATCGCACCGGCAAATACATCGGCTGCACCACGACCTTGGACTCATGCGTGACCGAGTTCATGCCCAGCAAAGCCGCGACTGCATTGACGGCGTTGGGGTAAGAGCTGGCCGCGATGGTCATCGTGTCCACGACGACGCGCAGCCGGGGCTTCTCGGGCGTCGAACGGGCCGTGTGCCAGACCATGGCGTTGAGCTTGTCGAGCAGCTTGTCAAAACCGACTGTCAGGAGACGCGTTGCCTCGGCTGAGTCATCGATGTCGATGCACACGAGGTTGGCCCCAATCGCATTGCCGGTGGTTCGCGGGCTCACCGGTGCGCGGAAGATTGCGGGCACGATGTAGGACGTCTTCTTGGCCTCGTTCTGCTGCTTTTCTGGCAGCGCAAGAAGGTCGGCCTGAGTTATCGCGAGCTGAACAGGATGCTGGATCACGTTCTCCACCAGCTCGGCGAATGTTTCTGAACCGAGGACGCTGACGCGGCCCATGTTGCTGGGGTCGCCGCCGAAATATGGGCCGTTCATGTTTTCTTCCTCCATCGGAGCTTGCGGGCCTCGTCGAGGCGCTCGGTGCGGCGCTTGATCTCGGCGCGGCTGTATTGTTTCGGTTTGCCCTTGGCCAATCGGCCAAGGCGTGAGGCGAGTTCAGAGGGCGACATGGGTGATAGACGGGGCGGGGCGCATAACGCATAACCGGATATGCATAACGTGCGCCCCACCGTGTCCTGCTCCCCGCTCCGCTTGCGGTCAACTCAAAAACCAACCCTCGGCCCGCAAAAAGTCCGTCAGCGCAAGAATCTTCGCCGTGCGGAGGGCGACGGGGAAGACCCCCTCTTCGAGCGGGGGCCGATATTTGAGCGCCAAGACCAGCGTGCCAGCCTGCCCCGACCCGCTATGGCCCACCGACACGGTTGCAAGCCGGTCGAGGTCGCTCACCTGTAGCGGGGTGAGGTTGAGGTGCGAGAGGGCTTCCGACTTTTCGCGCTTGAGGCGAAGGTCTTCCGCCTTCGACCAAGCCCGGGCCTTTTCCTCGGTCGCGGCCAATTCCTGCAAGGCGAAGGTCGCCTTCGTGACGAAGACGAAAGCGTGCTTCTGCCAGAGCGGGTGATTGGTGTCGATCGTGGTTCTCGGCAGTTTCGTGTTAGGGGCCGAGAGCACGAATCGGGCTCCGTCACCGTCCCACCCCAAACGTGTTTTCGGGAGGGAGACGCGGAGTCGGGGTTGGTTCTTGTTGGGCACGTCTAGGCTGCGGCGACCGAATTCACCGATCAGGTCGTCTTCAGCCCACCCAAGCGTGGCGAGGAACGTTGGGATGATTGGGTTGTATTTCATATGTGGTTACGTTCGAGGTCTGGGTTCAAATTTTCCCCCACACGTTGGAGTTCACGGGGATCGTGAAAATTACCCGGGCCAACGGCACGATCACCGATGGGATCGGGTCCATGATGGTCTTCTTCGTCGGGCCGGACACCAGTTCGCCGAGCCCCTTGCTCGTGCCCCACTGGCGAAGCTGTTTGACGTTGGTGAGGACGAGCGTGCTGCCGTCATTGACGCAGTCGCCGCAGAAGACGAATCCGCTATCGACGACGACAATGTGCCAACCGGTTGTGGTGATGTTGTTATTCATGGTGCGTACTTTGTTTGTTTTTTACTGACGTGAAAAATCAAGAGCTGTGAGCGCGACGAGTGGGTCGTCAGCGCGTCGGGCGAAAACGCCGGAGCCGTCGCCGTCGCCGCCGTCGCCGCTGTAGCCGTTGCCGCTGTAGCCGTCGCCGTTGCCGTAGCCGCCGCCGTCGCCGCTGTAGCCGTTGCCGTAGCCGTAGCCGTAGCCGTAGCCGTGGCCATTAAAAATTATGGTAGTCATAAGAGTTGAGAGGAGCCCTCCCCCGGGGAGGAGGGCTCTTGCTCAAACCTCAATCGCGATTGTCCGACCCGTGTCGGCGACCGACTCCGTCGTACAGACCCAGAGCACGGGCAGGTCGCCGACCTCGGCGATGGTGGGCTCGGGGCCGTCGAGGTCCGTGAGATAAACCAGACCGGCGAACGTCTCGCCCTCGTCGGCCAACTCCTGCACCCGCGCAAACACGGGCCGAAAGTCGGTGCCGCCGCCGCCCTTCGCCTCGCCCGGGATCTCGTCGCCCGGGCCGATGCGATACTCCGCAGCCACCCGGGAGTCGGCATCGATCAGCAGCACCTCGCAGCCGAGGTCCGCGATCGACGCCTCGACCTGAGCGTTGAACTCGCTCAGAATCCGACCGTCGATCGACCCGCTCGTGTCGCGGACGATGACCACCGTGCCGACGTTATTGACGCGGCGGCGCGGGATGATCGTCGCAGCCAGCGCATGGCGGCGAGCCGACCGGGTCCAATCGTTGCGCGTCGCAATCGCGGAGCGCAGGAACTCGGCGGTCTCCTGCCGCCAGTCGATGGCCGTCTCGGCCTTGACCGCATCCACCAGCCGCTGAAGGTCGGCGGGCAGATCACCACAACCAGCCGCACGGCGGGCTTGGTCGGCCTGCACGAGGTTGCGCTCCCACTGCTCGCGGAGCGTCGCCGCCGGGGCGATGCCGTCGTCGCCCTTGCCGGGGGCGTCGTCGCCCTTGCCGTCGTCGCCCTTGCCGTCGTCGCCCTCGCCCTCGCCCTCGCCGCCGGGGGCGGGAGCCTCGGAAGCGTCGGGGGCGGGAGCGGGAGCGTCGGGAGCGGGAGCGTCGGGAGCGGGAGCGTCGGGAGCGGGAGCTTCGAACCCACCGCACTCGCCGGGGTCGCCGCCCGCGCCGTCCTCGGGCTTGGCATCGTCCGGCTTGCCGGGTTGCGGCGGCTGCTTGGTGCGGAGCAGGCGGGCCAGAATCTCCTCCTCCGCGAGGCAGTCGAACTGCTCGTCGAGCAGACCACCCTCGGGCATCTTGGTGCCGGGGATGGTCGAGAGCACAGCGTTGATCGCGTAGTCACCTGCGCGGTTGCCGTCCGCGTTGACCGGGAGCCGCCAAAAATGCCCGTGAGCGCAGTGGAGGGTCTCGTGGAGGAGGACGAACCGGACTTCCTCGTCCGTCCATGCCTCGACCTTGGCCGGGTTCCAGCGGATCACTTTGCCGTTGGTCGAGGCCGTCGGGGTCTTTTCGTCGATGACGTCGGCGAGATTCTGCGAGAGACTCCCATAGAAAACGGCAGTCGGGTGGGAGAGAGCCCAGTAGCGGGCGCGGTCGATTTTCAGTTGGGTATTCATGGTAAAACAGGGTTCAGGTTGCGTTATAGGTTGCCGAAAAGGCCGACGAGCTGCTGGGCTCGGTCGGCCACGTTTGCCCGGGCGATGGGGTCCGTCCGCAGGGTCTCCGCGTCGAACTCGATCAGCTCTCCAGCCTGCGCGGCGAGCGCCGTGATCGCGGGGTCGTCGCGGAGGTTCAAATCAGGGACCAGCGCAAGAAGGTCGGCGAGGTTGCTCACCAGCGAGTCGCGGAAGATGCTCTTGGGGTCGGCGAGCTTGAGGGCGACCTTGGTCACCGCGTCGCGCAGGCGCTCAGTCAGCTCCTCGTGAGCCGCACCGGCTGCCTCGGCGAGCCACTCGGCCCACTGGCCGACGTCGGGCACCGACAAATATCTAGTCGTGAAAGCGAATTTGCTCTTCACGATTTCGTGCGACGGCCATTGGCTCGCGATGTAAAGGCCGTTGAGGCGGGCCGGGGCGCTCGCCCGCACGGCGTCGTAGTCGGCGAGGAACTGGACCACCAACGCCTCGATCCGCGAGGCGTAGGTGCCCATGAGATTGGCGTGTTCCAACTGACGAGCACCGGGCAGGAGGCGCAGACCCTTGTCCGCAGCCGGGAGGCTTAACCTGTAGTGGTCCGCCCGAGCCTCGGCGTGGAGGCGGGCGATTTCTTCAAGCGCCGGGTGGGCACAAATCTTGACGTCGACCCGGGCCTCATCACGGAGACCGTGCCGAGCGTTTTCTGCGGCGGTTTCGCCCGCGTGGCGCTTGACCGTGCGCCATGCTCCGACGTTCAGGGTGGCGATGATGGCTTTGCTGGAGAGCTTGGCGTGGGAGGGGACTGACGAGGTGATGGAGGACATGTTTTTGGATTGGACTGACGTTTGACTGAGTGAGAACTGAAGAGAGCCCATCAGCGCGTGCGCTGATGGGCTCGATGAGGTCTCAGACTGCGACTGCGAACAGCTCTTGGTTCGCCAAAAACCAAGTCTGCCACTCCTTATTTCCCGCCAACCGGGCACCGACCCGGCGGAAGGCGTCGCGGGCAGCGAACGCACCCTGCACCCGGGGCAGGCGGCTGATGTACCGGATGAAGGCACCCGCGAACTTGGGCTCGCACGCCCGCCCCAGCATGGTGGCGATGAGGTATTGGGCTGCGGGCTCGGTGGGGAGGGGCGCACCGTCGGGGTCCATCCACACCTGCTGGGGCGTGGGGAGCTGGTCGGCCAGCGCGGCGAACGCGAGGAATTCTGCGGCGGTGCCGCGCCCGATCGCGGCGCTCACCGTGTCGAGGTCCGTGATGCCAGCGGCGAAGAGCCGCCCGACCGTGGCCCAAGACCGGAAGTCGGGGAACCTCGCCGCCGGGTCCGCAGCGGGCTTCCACGCATAGAGGGTCCGCCCGCTCGTGCTGCGGTGCCAAGCGATGATGGCAGAGTCGAAGTCCTCCCCGCTGGCCCAGTCGAGCCAACCCTCGACCGCAGCCGCCCATGTCGAGAGGTAGGTCGGCCCGCTCGGGGTCGACTCCGTGGTCGGCGTTGCAATGGCAAATGCAACGTGGAACCGGGAGCGCAACGGCTCGCAGAGCGCGGTGACACCGCTTTTGTCTCCCGGTCGGTTCGTCGCGCCCCAGATGAGCACCTCGGGCGAGATGCTGCCGTCGTCGAACAGGGTCATGCACGCGGCTTGGACGTCGGTGGGCGCTTGGCCGAGGTCGTCGAGGAAAAGGATGGTCGGCACGTTGGTGTTCCTCAGCTCCGCGAGGAGCGCGAGGGGCAGGGCGCGGGTGATCCCCGACGCGAGGTCGGGGACGTAGCAGCCTGCGAGGTCGACGCGTTCCGCAAGGCTGGTGCGGAAGAGGACGACCTTGTAGCCGCAGGCGGTAGCAGCGGCGAGGACCAGCGCGGTCTTTCCGCAGCCGGGGGGACCGACGAGGAGCGTGCGCTGGCGGGCATTGAGGAGGCGGGTGAGGCGGGACAGGGAGGACATGTTTTTTGTGTTTGGACTGACGTTACTGGACTGGAGGAATGGTGACGGCGGCGTCGTATGCGGCGTCGGCTGCGTCGTATGCGGCGTCGCGGACGGAGGCGGCGACGGCGTAGGCGGCGTTGGCGCGGGCGTTGGCGGCGTTGGCGTGCTTCCGCTCGTAGAGGCGGGCGTAGGCGGCGGCGTGGTAAGCGGCGGCGGCGGCGACATCGCGGACGGAGGCGGCGTCGCGGACGGCGGCGTCGGCGGCGACGGCGTCGCGGATGGCGGCTGCGTAGGCGGCGTTGCGCCCAACCTCCGCCAGCGTGGCGTAGATCTGGTCGATCCGCGCCTGCGTATCGGCCTTGCCGTGCATTGCCTCGTGGTTAGCGAGGGCGTGGGCTACCCGGCGTGCCTCTGCCGGGTTGCCCTCGTAAAGGGCGAACAGCCGGAAGTAGACGGGGTCGAATGGTTGAGAGCGGGAGACGGGGTCGTTTTTCATGGTGGACTGTGTTTTATGGTTGGACTGAGGAAAATTAGCGGCAATCGAGGTCGCACGTTTCCGCGCAAACCTCGTCGGAAATATCCGACCCATCGACCGCCCGGATGGAGTAGGTGAGGTAGCTATTCGCCCCGTTGGAGCGGCGAACCGCTCTGAGGTGGCGGCGACGGGCCTCGACGGCGGCGCGGACGGTGCGATGGCGGCTGATCGTGCGGCCATTGAAGGTGTCGGTGAGGGTGATGATGGAGGACATGTTTTTGTGTTTTTGGCGGAGCGTGATTGCTCCTCTCAAAACCCGTGGCCGGGTGCTGAGAGGAACAGCCCATTGCTGGGCTGAATCCTAAACAGAGCTGATGCTCTGGCTGGCCGGGTCATCGCGCTGCTGGGCGCTCTCACCGGGTAGTTTCGCTTGCGAGCGGGTGAGTCATCGCGCTTGTGCGCTACCTCAACCCCGCCTGATGTATTTGATGCCTTTCGATTTCATCCGGTTCGCCGGTTCGAGTCGTTTCGGTGACCATGCCGCGTTGCACCATCTCCATCCGCACATGGGGCGGGTTTCGGCAACCTGTTTTAGGGAGGGAAATCGGGGAGAACTTTGGGTCGGTGACCCTCGTCCTTCTACCCTGAACCCTAACCTACCACCAGTTGTAGTGTGTTGGGGGTGGCTTGCGAGCAAATAAACACATTTCGTGTACGATTTCCCATAAGTTGTTGGGGTGGGGGCAATTACAGTTTCGTGGTGCGTTTGGCGGGGTTGCGGGCCTAGTGCGGGTCGAGGGGTTGGGGCGCAAATTACCACCTTTTTGAGAGAGGCATATTGTTTTAACTCTCTGCGCGAGAAAATAATAATTCCATGAGGTAGGTCATAGAAAATAATATTCCCACAGTAAGAGGTTTCAAGAGCATGCATCACGAGAAAAACTGGTTTTCGGTGACGCACCTCATGGAAAGAATGCCTCACGGAGCTGATGCGTTGTTGCAGCCCCCTCCACCCCCACACATGGTCACTGATGCGCGAAAAACTCCCCAAGGGCCACGGCCTAGTGAAATGGCGGCACATGGTGCAACCGGGAACGCTGGGGATTCGGATCTGGGACGAGCACACGCTCCGGTCGGACCTCACGAGCAATCAGCGCATGCGTCGGCGACGGGCGGACCGCAGGCAGTGCAAAGCGTGCAACTGCCCGCCCGAGCCGGGGCACATGATGTGTCGCACGCACCTCGATATGCATCGTGCGGTGAACGCACGCTCCCGTGCGCTCGCGGAGCAGAGGTGTCGCGAGAAATGGGGCTGCTCCACCTACATGTGGAAGCGAATGCAGCCGTTCCCCAAAATGTGGGCTGCATACCTGAAGTGCAAATTGGGTGCATCAGTCATCTGAAATGGTGGTTTTGTAAGTGCCTGCAAACCGGTCGTTTGTGTAAGTCACGCAAATCATGTGCAAATCGACGCCAGACGCCCTGCAATCGGTTTTACGGGCCTCGGAAGAAAAAGGGCTACCATGGTAGCGGGTAAGAAGGGGTTAAATGGATAAGTGGTTGGTCGGGCAATGAGTTATGCGGAAAAGTGGGATAGGGGGTTTGA